AATTCCGTCAACTCTGAAGATTCTGAAGTAATCATTACCTCTATCTGAACCTACAGTACCGTCGGTTGCTACGAATGGGTTAGCTACCATACCATATCTAGTTTTGAAACCGATTCTTGGCTGGAAGTCATTTTCCCCAACAGCTTTAACCATTGTTAAAGGAACATATGGGCAGTAGAATACACCTGCGTCATATGGGTTAGATCCTCTAAATCCTACTGTTACGTAGTCTTGGTTAGTTCCACCTGCATATGGATCAACATATACTTTGAATCTACCGTTAAGAACACCAGCAAAAGTATTACCAGTATCATCAACGTTCAAGCTTGTTGATAAAGCAGGAGAGTAGTCTAACATACCTGAAGCAGCTAAGATTGAAGCTACATCTGAAGAACAAATAACATAGTTACCTTTTCCTCTTCTTGTTGCTTTAGCAATAGCGTTTGCTTCTCTTTCGATTTGTACGATAAGACCTTTAGCTTTTTCAGCTAACCATCTGCCATCTGAATCGCTGTCTACGTTAAAGATACCTTTAACAGCAACGTTTGCAGTTTGTGCACCTAGTTTAGCAGTTCTGTTAACTGTTCTTACAATTTCTCTGTTGATTTCAGCTAAGATTTCAGCAGAAAGAATGTTTGCAAGTTCAGCTTCAGCGTCAAGACCATGAATTGCTTTAAGATCTTGTGCTAATTCCATTGTGTACATAGCTTTTAGCGCTCTTGACTTAGCAGTAACAGTAACCTTATCGATTGAGAAAGCCATCTCACCGAAAGATCCACCTGAACCACCTGTGCCTAAAGCTTCAGCAGCAGCTGTTGATAAACCACCAGCGTAATCAGAAACGATTTCACCAGCTGTTTCACCTGTACCTAAGTCGTTATCGCCGTCATCGACAGCAGATTCTAGACCTGATGGTCCAACTTCTTGAGTTACTGTTGCGTCACCTGAGAAAGCTGTGTTAGCTTCGTCAAATAATGCTTCTGCACCTGCTTGAGTACCATATCTTGACTTCATTGCAAAGATAAGACCAGTTGGTCCGCTCATTGGCTGAACGCCAGCGATATCATATGCAATTAAGTTAGGCATAGCTCTTCTTACCAATGAGATAAGAACAGGGTTAAAGTTATCAATTCCACCACCAGTTACGCTATTAGCAGCAGCATCTTCGTTTAGGAAGTTACCTTGTTGTGCTTTAGCTTCTTCTCTAGCAGCGATTTCTTGGTTCTCTAATAGTCTTGCTGTAACAGCTTTTTTATGACTATCTTGTATATTTTCTAGATCAGTGTGCTCGAGAACTGGAGTCCACTTTTCCATTAGTTTTGCGTCTGCGTTAAACATTTTTGTTTTTCCCCTATAGACTTAATTTATTTACTAAATTTTGTGATAGCTTGAGTATATCTAGCCATTGACTCAGATACAACTGATTGCTCAGCATTATCTTCACCAAGTAAGCTATCTACTTCGTCCACTGATTCGCTAACTTCACCTTTGAAGTATGAATCTCTAATAGTTTTAACTTTATTTTCAAAAGTTTCGCTATCTTCAAATTCAACATCTTCTACTAATGATGCTAATTTTTCAGCTTCAGTTTCTGCAAGCCCTGAAGATTGTTCTCTTACAATTTCAGCTTTCTGATATTCAGAATTCTGAGCATGTAATCTAACGTTATCTTCTGTGGTTTTGTTTAAAGATTCTTCGAGCTCGTTTACTTGATCGTTGAGTTCATCAACTAAGTCAACTTTACCTTCAGGAACCTCGATATAATGTTCTGTGAACACCTTTTGAAGTGAAGTCATAAACTCTTCAGCAATTTCTGTACGTAAACCGTTAGTCACTGCTAATTCGTTTTCTTTCATCCAATTCTCTACTACGTAGTCTAAGTAAGCATTTACTTTTTCTACTAAGTCATCATTGATTTCTTTAACTTCTTCTTCAAGATTTGAAGCATATTCAGACTCTAGTCTGTCTACTTCTTGTGTTAATTTTGAAGTTAACACTGCTTCGAAGATTGTACCAGCTTTCTCTTTAAATCCATCTGACAATGTAGCCTCTTCAGCGATTAGGACATCTAAATCTTCATCAAAATCTACAGATTCAATTTTGGCTTTAACTTTCTCACCATGCTTATCACCTGCGCCTGAAGCGACTGGTGCTTTTGCTGATTTAGGTTTAACCATATTTTCTGCATCTTTAGATGACTTTAGAGAATCCTCTTCTTCGGCTTCATCGACTTTAATCATTTTAGCGAATAAGCGTTGTGCATCTTCTTTTTTAGCAGCTTTGAGCATATCTACAGCAGCTTGAATAGTTCCAGCTTTAGTTTTTGGAATATTTACTTTAGGAGCCTCTTCTTTTTGAACTGACTCTTCTTCATATTCTTCTTCTTTAGCTTTTGCTTTAGCAGCTTCTTCGATAGTTTCGTCTTCAGAAACAGGTGTTTCCTCTACTTGACTCTCTTGAAGTTGCTCTTCTTCTACTGCGG